GGCACATATACTGACAAGGTTGTTGTTTCTTGGACTAAATCAACAGGTGCAACAGGGTATAAGGTTTACCGGAATGACACATTAATTAATACTCTCGGAGATGTAAATCAATACGATGATACCTCTGCACCCGCTGGAACTATCACAGCCGGAACAGCCACAGCTTCTGATGGAACTTCTACTGCTTATGTTTCTTTGAGTTTATCCGGTGATTCTGCTTCTAATGGTGCGTCAGGAACTTATAAAGTCACCGCTGTAAACGCAAGCGGTGAAAGTGTTAAATCGTCTGGCGATTCTGGTTATCGTGGGATTGGTTCACTAACCTATCAATGGCAGATGTCTTCAGGTGATTCTGACTCCGGATACTCAAACCTTTCAGGGGCGACAACCAAGTCTTACAACGCCACACAAGCACCGGCAAACGGTGACGGGCGATATTTCAGGTGTGTTGTATCCGCTACTGGGGCGCCCTCCCAAAGCTCTACACCAGATAGAGGGTATCGCCTGATACCTGCACCTACGAACGTTTCTGCCACCAAGGGGACCTACACGGATAAAGTGCGTGTGACGTGGACAAAGGTTTCGGGGGCTACTAATTATAAAGTTTACAGAAATGATGTTTTAATTGATACCGTTGGGGACGTGGCGCAGTATGACGATACTTCGGTCGGACAGGGAACTATCACCGCCGGAACTGTTGCCGCAACTCAATCTACTTACCCTGATAAAGTAAGGCTAACCGCTTCAGGGCAAGGAACTTCAAACGGCCCGTCTTATACTTACAAGGTTGCAGGAGTTAAAGAAAAAGAGAGTGCCAAATCCGCAGGAGATACTGGATACAGGGGGATAGGAGCTCTTAATTACCAGTGGCAGCGCTCGGCAGGCGATAGTGACGCTTCTTATTCAAATATCTCAGGTGCTACTACGAATCCTTATGACGATTTTAATGGGGCGACATTCCCGAGTGGTAGGTATTATAGGTGTGTTTTATCTGCAACAGGCGCGCAAAGTGTAACCACCTCTTCTGCAAGGGGCTGGAAGCAACTCATAACGATAGACTCTCTTGGAATCGGATACGGCGAGGGGTATTCAAGGCCATTAACGAGTTTTGTTACCCCGATATTTGATTCTCTCGGAACTGGCTACGGGGAAGGTTGTGCAAGGCCAGTCAGAAGCTACCCAACGCCCCTGTTTGAGAGTTTGGGCGTCGGATACGGTGAATCCCATACAATCCCCTTGTTTAGCTTCGTTACTCCGTTATTTGAGAGCCTTGGAACGGCCTACGGAGAGGGTTTTACGAAACCGCTAGAGTCAACGGTTTGGTTCTTTGAACACCTTGGAACTGGATACGGGGAAGGGCTTACGAAACCGGTAACGAGTTTCGTTACTCCGTTATTTGAATCTTTAGGAACGGGATACGGTGAGGGTTTTACGAAACCGGCAACAAGTGAATCCGGCTATCCGTCGGCGTATGTTTTGACAGATGACCCTGTTGATGTAACCGATGAGGCGATTTTAAGAGCAACGATTATAGAAACTTATTCTCCGGTCACTGAAAGAGGGTTTTTAGTCTGGAACGACTCGATGGTGGAATACGGGGAATTAGGCTCATTTGAGAACGGGAATTATATAATCTCCGTGCCGATTGCCGGAGAGATTTACTATCAGGCATACGTAAAAGGTGCGAACGGAATCACGACTTATGGCCACGTGATTAAAATCATTCCAAACGAAAGACCGAAAGTCCGAGTGAGTGGGAAAGATTATTACTGTATCGTTCCAGAGTCGTTTACGATTGATGATTCTTTGGAAATGAGAACCGTTGCAAGGGTTCAGCTTTATGATATAGGTTCGAAAATTACCATCAGGCCGTTAGAGCCGGTTCAGGTTTACGGGAAGCATAATATCTTGCTTCATTCAGGGTTCGCTGATGAAGTCGTCACCACTCACGCCGGAAGTCCGCAAGACAAGATTCACACCTTATCAATTGTAGACAATCACGTTTTAGCCGATAAAAGGCTCGTCGCACATATTTACCGTGACATAAAAGCCGGTGATGTGGTAGAGGATTTAATCGAAGCCCATTTGGCAGATGAGGGAATCACGAAGGGGTTAATCGAAGAAGGGTTGAACGTAAGCGAAGCTGGGTTTGCTTATATAACTTTAACAGACGCTCTCGAACAATTAGCAGAAAAATCTCAATGCGTTTACTACATCGACAAATATAAGAGATTGTGGTTTCACTCGAGATACACAAATCAAGCGCCGTTTATTCTTGAGAGAGAGGACGTGTTGCCTGATTCGGTTTCGGTCGTTTATGGGAATCCTTTATACAGAAACCGCCAACTAATCATCGGCGGGCAAGATATTACAATCCCGCACGTTGAAACAAGAGAGGGCGACGGAACGACTAAAGCGTGGGCTGTTGGGTATCCGCTGGCAAAAGTTCCAACGATTAAAGTCAACAATGTAGAACAAGATGTCGGCATCAAAGGATTAGACGAAGATAAGCAATTCTACTGGTCAAAGGGCGACCCGATTATCTCCCAAGAATACCAAGACCCGCCGTTAGAAGAGGGGGATATTTTAGAAATCACCTATCAAGGGCAATATGATGTTATCGCCCAAGTCGAGTCCACATCAGAAGTTGTGGACACCAAAAAGGTCATGGGGGGGAGCGGAATAGTAGAGATGATTGATTCTACCGTTCAGGCGTCCACCCGAGAGGCCTCACTTCAGATCGCCGGACAGAAACTCGCAAGATATGGAACGATGGACAAAGTGATGAACTTTGAAACCGCCCGCTCGGGTTTAAGGTCAGGGCAAATCTTGACAGTTGACATCCCTTATTGGGGTATCAATGAGATTTTGCTAACCTCGGTCAATGTCCAGCTGAGTAGAGGTGATATTTTCTACGCTGTGTCCGGAACGACCGGGGCAGGGCATGACTCATGGACCGACTTCTTCAAATCACTTTACGACCTGTCAAGAGAGTATCTACATGATATAACAATCGGTGAATATACCGTTTTACAGTTACTACACCAAGTCGATGAGAATGTCACGTTGACCGAGAACATTCAGACTGAAGTTACGGCGTGTCCAATGCCAGGGGTTTATCCAGGAAGCATTTACCCGTGTTAAGAACGGAGTCAAGGAGAGGAAATGAGAATCATAAGACATTATCAGAGTGAAGGTATCGAATTAAAAGGAAACATCAAGATTGAGGTTTATGAAGGCGAGAAACTGAAATCAGTCAAATATCTCAAAAACCTAATCACGAGCGCTAGCTTAATCGACTTGATTGAATATAGGCTCGGAAATGAGGGAATCGGCCCAATCAATTATATGTCTTGGGGAGATGACGACACCGCCCCGACTGTGAATGATACGAAATTAGGGAATGAGAAGTTTCGTAAACACGTAACAGATTTAGACCGTGACAATCTTCAGTTAGTCGCTACAACTTATTTAGGCGCACAGGAAATGGTTGGGCAAATAGAAGAAATCGGCTGGTGGGCTGGTGGAACGAGCGCAAAAGACTCCGGAACTCTTGTTGCAAGGGCTCTTTATAAGCACAGCAAAACCGACACGGAATCAATCAACTTTGTGCGAACTGAAACATACGGAGGGAGCTAATGACATACGTTAAAAACTATCCGGGTGGCTGGCAACCGGGCACAGGGGGCGGAACTCCGATTACCCACCTAGCATTAGACCACATAGAAACACAGTATGATGAGGCGGCAAGTGACTTGAATACTCATAAATCCGATCCGACAGCGCACGGACGGACGGGGGGAATATTACCCTTAACCCAACTCCCCGCGTTACCGGAGAATTATGTGTGGAGGGGAAATTCTTCTAACCGCCCTGAAGCAGTCAGCTTTGACCCATCTTCTGCTATCCCGACAGGTGTTATTTGTATGTGGTCAGGCACGTTAGCCTCTATCCCATCCGGCTGGGCTTTGTGTGATGGTAATAATGGTACCCCAAATCTGTTAGACAGGTTTGTGGTAGGAGTTCCAACAAACGGTACAAATCCAGGTGCCACCGGTGGTTCTACGTCCAAAACAACAACCGGGCATAAACACGCGGGCTCGTCAGGTTCAGCGGGAAGCCATGGCCACTCTGGCTCAACCTCTACTTCCGGCAGTCACGGCCATTCGCCGTCAGGCCATCAAATCAGAGAGGGGGAAACCCCAGGGTCGAGGCTGGCTATTTATAGTTTATCTGCAGACGGCTCCCATGACCACTCCGTATCAATATCGGCTTCCGGTTCTCACAACCACTCAGTCTCAATAGGCACCAACACCGACACAATTACAGATATCAGGCCGAAATATTATGCTTTAGCCTTCATCATGAAGCTATGAGCTGGTTTAAGTTAATTCTGAAACTCTTAAGGGCTGGTTGCCCTTTTATTTTGCCCTTAGACTCCAGATACGAGCCTATAACTCAGGCCGAACTGGATAATCTAATCACCGAGTACCAAGTCAAGGAACTCTACTATCACCCTGAAATATTTGATTGCGATGATTTTGCGTGGGTGTTCAAGGGGTTGGCAGCGGAGCGGCGCCGGCAGGCCGTGGGGTTCGTCATTGGTTGGTGGAAAGGGGGGCTGCACTGTTGGAACGTGGCCATAACAGAAACAGGCCTGAAATGGATTGAACCGCAAACCGGAAATATAAGAACAGGAGGCTGGCCGTGGCTGGTAATAATTTAACACCAAAAGAACTTCA